AGTACGATGTATCAGAAAGTATTAGACCGTTAGCACTAAGTAGTCATATCTACTTTAACTTTAAAAGGAATAGCTTTGAAGGATTGTTAGAGTACACTGTTGATAACAACACAGAGACTTACGGAGCGGTTGAGATTACAGAACAAGTTAATAAATATATACCTTCTAACATCGTAAGGATGGAAGGTAGTGCAGCTGAGAATATGATAGTTGTACAATCAAACTCTGATTATAATAAGTTGTTTCTGTATAAATACTTTTGGCAAGGCAGAGAGAAGATACAGAGTTCCTGGATGTCTTTTACTTTTACTAGGAAGGTTATAAGTTTTAAGTTTATTGAGTCTACTTTGTATGTAATTACCACAGATAGTGACGGTACTTACTTAGAGGAGATACCAATGGAGAATGGATTAACAGACACAGGTAAGGATTACTCTTTATTGTTAGACGGTAGAGTAGATGGTAATTCTTCTTATGTAGGTCTAGGTGGTTGGTATCCAACAGGAAGTAGTCCTTTAAATATCAATGGTACTACTGTTACTAATGTCAGCTTGATCGTAGGTGCTAATGGCTTTAAGTTCCAAGACGGTATGTCTTTCTATACAAAGAACGGTAATAAAAGAACTTTGACTATAGATAACGCTGACCCTACTAGAGCAGCTGTGAGTGGTCTTATTGCTAGTTTTGTATCTTACTCTAGTCATGTGACGCATAACAATAAGACATATAAATGTATTCAAAACCACACCGCAGACGCAGCTAAAGAGCCTGGAGTAGGTGTAGACTGGGAAGACTATTGGAGTGAAATCACTACAACTATACAAGCGTTAGCTTGGTCTATAACAACCTCTTACATTGCAGGAGGTTTATATCTTTGTTCTACAGGTCATACTTCATCACCTACTAATCTTCCTGATGCTGTTGGTTCTTTCTATTGGAACAATGCTGCTGGACTTGTTAGTTCTGCACCTGAGTGGAGTCCCGATAGTTACGAATACATCAGTCAATATGACTTTTTTGTAGGTTTTGAATACGATATGCTATACAGGTTCTCTAAGCAGAACTTAAAACAACCTACTGAAAGAGGTGGACGATCTGCTTCTGATTATACTTATCAAACTATTCGTAACGGTAGTATTGAATACTCAGAGACTGGACACTTCAACGTAGAAGTTACACCTAAATTTAGAGATAAATACACTTACACTTACAACCCAAGTTTGTTAGCCTCTGTCAGTACCCTTAATAAATTCACACCTGAGACTGGATTCTTTAAGTTTGCTGTACAAGCTCAACCTAATGATGCCACTATCGAAATTAAATCTTCTAGTGCTTTACCAGTGAAGCTGTTATCTGCTGAGTTTGAATCAACTATTATATCAAGGAGTAGACGTTATGGAGGTTAAAGTAGAGAAAGCACAAGCACTTGAAGACGCTCCTTTGTTATATGATGACTTACGAGAAGAAGATATGATGGAATGTATCGGTCTAATGCACCACCCTAGAGATGCTGTGTACGGATCATTTGAATCAAGTAGTAAGTGCTATAGCGTCAAGACAGATCAAGACGGATTGTTAGCTTGCTTTGGAGTCAGTCCTAGAGGAAACATAGGGATTTGCTGGTTGCTAGGTACAAGGAATTTTTATAAGATAAAGAAGAAGTTTGTTAAGGATTCACAGATGTGGATAGATGATTTGATGGGAGACTTTGACTACTTAACAAACTACATTATGGAGGCTAACACGCTGAGTATGAGATGGTTAAAATGGTTGGGTGCTAGTTTTGAGGATTGCAATATCCCTGGTTATAAGTCATTTAAGATAGAGAGGAAGTAATATGTGTGATCCAGCAACAATAGGAGCGATAGTAGGAGTAGCATCAGCAGGTGCAGGGTATATAGGGCAAAGGCAACAAGCTAAAGCACAGGCAGCGTATCAAGCACAGTCCATAGCAGCAGCTCAAAAGAAAGAAGGTTTTCAAAGGACATCTCAGATATTAGAATCTCAACAGAAACGACTAGCTCTAGCTCAGGAGACTGGTAAAATAACTAAAGCAGCTCAAGAAAAACTTGCTAGTGCTACTGTATCAGCAGGTGAAGCAGGGGTGTCAGGTCTTTCAGTGCAAGCTTTAATGGATGACTATGTTAGACAACAAGCAGGGTTACAAGCAGCTGTTACTACTCAAGAGAAACTTTATGGTCTACAAACTGGCATGAGCCTACAACAAATTGGATTAGCTTCTCAGCAAGAGATACTAGGACTTAGTCAACCTATTAACAGACCTAGTTTATTATTATCAGGATTACAAGCTGTTAGTGGTGGACTTAGTGGATACGCAGCAGGTCAAGATATTAGTAGTAGGATGGCAGATGCGTCAACAACAGGGATAACCCAAACCACAGCAGGCACATATAGAGGAGGATCAGGAGGTACTATGGCTCCTGGTGGTTACTCTTTATTTGGAGGAAGATAATGGCAGAACGAGTACAAGTACAAGGGTTAGGTGAAGCACCTACAGTTCAACCTGTTGATCTTCCTGGGTTTCAATATGGAATAGGTCAGCGTAGAGCTGGTAGGAATAAGTTGATGGACCTTGCTGATGCTTTGTCACAGGTTAATCCTATCCTTTCTCAGTACTCTCAAATTAGACAATTCGAAAGAGAGGAAGCTATAGCAGCAGGAAAGCAGTTCTTAACGGAACAACCTGAACAAGCAGTAGCTACACTAGAAGCTGGGTTAGGTAAAACTAAAAGAGAACTTAGGAAGTTAGCAGATCAAGGAATTATAGATGAAAGATCGAATCCTGATTTTTTGTTAGGAATTAGAGCAGCCAAAGGGAAAAATTTAGCAAGGCAATTTAGGACTGAGTTACTAACTAATCCTGAAGCTTTAAACCAAGAAGACCCTAATGCTTATATCCAAGGAAGGGTGTCTGAATTTTTTAATAGACCTGAGATAGCTGACAGTGAGTATACTAAGACACAAGTACAACCTCTTTTAGAATCTATCACTAATGAATATGTAGGACAAGCAACGCGTATTCAACAGGACATAGAGATTGCTAGAGGTAAAACTGATTGGATTGAATCTACGCAAGACGCTGTTGAAGATTGGAAAGATAATAAAGTTGATTTATTTAGTCCTACTTTTTCTGCCTGGTTAAATGACGGAGCTGGTAATTTTAAAGGTAGTAATAAATACGCTTTAGATAATTTGTTTAAACCTGCCATCATGGATTTAGTAGAGTCAGGAGATATTTCAACCGCTATACAAAAAACAGGCGAACTTAAAGCTTGGATTGTTAACAAAGATACAGGAGCTAAATTTATAAACGCAGAACTTCAAAATGATTTAGATAACTTTGAAGTTACAATTCTTAATCAATCTACTTACTTTCAAAAGAAAGCCACGGAAGCGTATAACACGCAAAAGGATAATATAACAAAACCTTTTATAGCTGAGTTTCAAAGAAACTTAAACGATGGTGTTACTATTACTGATTCGTTACTTAAAGATTGGTCTAATAGATTAAGAGAGGAAGGTCTAAGAGGAAGCGTTAACTCTTTTGATATTGAAGAAACTATTCAATCTATGCGTGAGTTATCTAATAAAACTTATAACAGTGCGAATAATGATGTTGAAACAGACACAGAAATGTGGAGTATGTTACAAGCAGATTTAGATTTAGGATTAGATATTCAAGCGGACTTAAATGATGCTTCTGAACAAGGTTTAATAGATCAAGAAGATTTTAAAACATTACAAAAATTAAACGGAGATAGCGATAGGTTTCAAAAAGAGATAATGGGACTAGCTTCTGTTAAGCAGTACACACAACTATTTGAGAATCAATATAAAGACACTACTTTAAAAAGTGAAATCACAGGACTAGTAGCTGCTTCCACAAACGCTATTAAGGACATAACAGAATATGACGCTCACCCTAACGCTTTACAAAGTTTAAAGATTAAAGGAATTAGAGGATGGAGAAGTGAGTTGAAAAGATATAGGGACGGTATTGTACAGTCAAATCCTGACATAACTCCGCAGCAACTTGATGAAAGAATAAACAGCGAGATCGAAACTTTATATACTGTGTATAACGAAAAATATACAGAGATTATGAAAGCTGAGCTAAGGACAGGAATGTATATACTAGATAGTAAAAGTGAAGACATTACTTTAAGCAGTATTGAAAACACTATTAAAGCTATTGAGGATGAAGACCCTACCCTACTAGATAAAAAAGTAATAGCTTTGTTTGAAAAATTAGATATTCCCGAAGGCAATTTAGATGCACAACTTAGGTTTCTAAAAACATACAGAGATAAAATAAAGTAATGGCTAAATCAATTAAAGAACTATTAGAAGATCAACGAGCTTTTGAACAACAAAAAGAAGCACCATCTTTAGCTGATTCAGCTTCTACTAGAGCACCTAGTGAACTCTCTACAGCAGGTCCTTTAATAGAGCAAGATGATGATGATAAACTTGAACGATTGTTTAAATCTGTAGGAATAGAAGTAGGGGGAGGAATTACTTTAGGAGGAGCTACTGCACCTTTACTTGGTGGTGGTCCTGTGGGTATAGGAAGCTATATAGCTTTTAACGCTTTAGGTAATTTAGGTTTTAACGCGTGGGCACAAGATGTTCGTGATCCAGAAGCAGAATACTCTAAGGAAGAAGGTATAGCTACTACTTTAGTGGGTACTTTAGGACCATTTGCTACTATAAAAAAGGGAGCACAACTAGGCAAAATAGGCAAGAGGGTTTTAGGGACAGCGGAAGGGGCTGCGTTAGGTGCTTCAGAAGAAGCTATAAGGCAAGGGCTGGAACTTCAAAGCGGAAAAATAAAGTTTGAAGAGTTAAGCCCAACTCAAATAGGTTGGGCTGGCGGTTTCGGGGCAGGTTTTGGAACAGTTGCAACCGCTTACAGTGATGTTAATTTTAATAAGCTTGGAGCATCTAACAAGACACTAAATGAAATAAAGAGGGGGGCAGAGTTAAACGCCGTTAATAGACTTAACACCATTGATAGAACTTTAAAAGACCCTCAAGTAACAGGAGAGTTAAGAACTTTATTGTTAAAAGAAAAAGACGAATTAAAAACATCCATTGAATCAATTAAATTAGATGACCGTGAGTACTTGCAGGGTTTAAGAGAAAAAGCTTTAGAGGAACAAAAAGAAATAGAGCAAGCTATTGCCGAGCGTTTAAGAACTTCAGAAGGAACACAGACAGGTGAAGGTACTGTACTTAGACCTAAAGAAGAAACAGGTGAACCTGCTGAAGCACCTCAAGCTGTAGTAGAAGAAGACAATCCTGTTAAACAAAGTCCCCAACAAAAGAAAATATCCGACCCTAATTCTAAAGCTTATGTAAGGTACGAACCAAGAGAAGACGGAGTTGCGATAACTTTTATAGAAGGTGACGAAACAGTTAAAAGGTCTGCTCAAAAAACCTTAAAGTACTTATTAGCTGCACACCCAAGCGTATACACTGACACCACTTCTAAAGGTGGAATGAGCGTTCCTTTTCTTCAAATGCTTCAAAAAATGGAAGCTCGTGGACAAATTAAATTACAAAAAATGGATGGGGAAAACGGAGTCCCTTTAATGACTTCAAGAATAAACAAGGCATTTTCAATAACAAAAGAGAACGGTAAATATCTTCAACCAAAGGACTTAAAACTTAGAGACGGCACTAAAATGCAGACACAGTTTGCATATAAAATCACAGAAGTTAGCAAGAAACTTGAAGCTAAACCTTCTGAAGCACCTACCACTCAAAAGGCTGTGCCGTTATCTACTCAGCAACCTACGAAGCTGACAACAGAGCAAAAGATGGAAGCCATTGAAAGGATGGGAATGAGCGATGATGACCTGTCTATGTTCTTAGAAGGAAAGAGTGAACTCATACCGATTAATCTAGCGGCTTTTACTGGCGAAGATGGGATACAAAAATCAATGGCTGCTGTCTTAGAACAACTGTCAGATAAAATTAAAAGCGGTAGAATAAAGACAGATAAAGAATCTTTAATAAAACAAGCTGCTGCGTTACGTAAAAAATTAGACCCTAGCTTAGATGAATCAGCATATGTAACACAAATAGCTGGAGAATCTGAAGACCTTATTTATAAAACAGTTTTAGCTGATAGCATGACTTTTTCAGCTTTCTCTAATTGGAATAAAAAGTTTGACGCTAATGTAGATTTAAATGATCCAAAAGTAGTTAATGATTTATTAGGTGATTTAGATAGATTACAAGTGTTTGCTGAGTCTTCTTCTACTATAGGCAGCTCAGCTGGTAAGTTGTTGCAAAGCAGAAAATTATTCAAAGAAGACATTGCAGCAAACATAAACACCCTTGAAAGAAAAGCAGATAAATTAGAAAAAGGTTTAGCAGAAGACTTAATAAAATATTCCAAAGATTTAAAACCTGGGCAACTGAAAGAGCAATTAGAAAAGCTGGGAGGATTAAAAGCTATGAAAGGGTTTTTATCTGAGTTAAGGCTTATAAAAGACCCTGCTAAATTAGGTAGGTTACTTGAAATAAGTAAAAGATCAACAGGAGAAAAGTTTGGTAGAGCAGCTAAAGAGTTAGTTTATGATAGTGTTTTAAGTGCTCCTCCTACTCAAGCAGCTGCTGCGAGTGGTAATGCTATGATGTCTTTGTATTCTTTATTTAATCAAGGAGTAGGTGGACTAGCTACAGGAGACTTAAAACAAACTAGAATGGCTTTAAGGACAAGTAAATATTTATTACACGGTATTCAAGATGCATGGGACTCTGCTGTACTAGCATCTAAACACTCCCAAGGTTCTATATCCCTCAATACTCATTATGAAAAAATAGGGGAAAAGGCTTTTGCAATGGAAGCTACAGGTCTAAAAGGACCGATAGGGGAGACAGTAGAGAATGTAGGAGAGATGCTTAATTTTGGTCCTAAAGGTTTAGTTTTTCAAGATGAATTTTATAGACATTTGTTTGGAAAAGCACAAGCACGTGCAATGTTAGCTGAAGAGTATAAGCAACTAGTTAAAAAAGGGGAAGCTCCTGTAGAAGGTATCAACGACTTTATGAACGCTAAGATGTCTAGGTATTTTGTAGATGGAAAGAGATATAAGACCAAAAGAGATGTAGAATTAGAAGCTGTAACTAAAGCTAGAGAACAGGATTTAGAACCAAAAGAAGCTAAAGAGTTCATGGCTCAATATGTTAAGGATAATTGGAATAATAAATTATCAAGCGAGTTAGAGTATGTAAAAGATTTCGGAGATAAAATAACATTTCAAAGAGATTTAAGTTCTGAATATGGAGTTTTAGAGGCAGGTGCTACAAAATTAGGCGAACTAAGACAAAAAAGTTCAGTGCTTGAATTAATACAGCTTTTCTTAAAAACTCCTACAAATATGTTCATGGAGTTAGGAGGGACAACTTCTAGTTTAGCTCTCTTACCAGGTGTTAATAAAGTTACATTTAAAAGAACAATAGATGAACTACAAAGCGAAAACCCCTCAATAAGAGCACAAGCTAGAGGAAGGCAGATAGTAGGAGCAGGTCTTTGGGCATCAGCTTTATATCTAGCCGATCAACAACTATTCACAGGTCAAGGACCACAAGATTATAAAGAACTGCAAAATAAGAAGGATACAGGATGGCAACCTAATGCTTTAAATATTTCTGCTACTAAAAGATTTTGGGACACAGGTATAAGTAACGGTGACCAACTTGGGGATAAATACATGCCAATGGCTAGGTTAGGTGCTATAGCGGATGTGTATGGAGTTGCTGCTACCGCCCTTAGAGCACATGAAGATAACTCAATGCCTGATGATTGGTTAGGCCAACTAACAAGTACAGCACAACTAGCTTTATCAGCTTTAATAAGTGATAAGACTTATTTAAAAAACATCAGTGAATTTAACGATGGTATTTTTAAAGGTAAATGGGAAGAAGGAGGCAAGAGCGGTATTAATACTATTATGTCATCTATAAACAGATTGGCAGTTCCCTCCCTTGTTAGGGGATCAGCAGCTTTAAATGATCCTTACTTGAGGGAAATAAACGGTCCGATGGATCAATTAAAAATGGCTTTAGGCAGTACTCGTAGAGAACTATCTCCTAAGAGAGATGTTTTAGGTATACCTAAACCTTCCTCTCCTTATAATTCAATTGGTAACGCTATAAACTATTTAAGTCCTTTAAGAGTAAGTGAATTAAAAACTGAAAAAGCCACAAAAAAAGATGTAAAAGAAGGTAGGGCTTTAAAGGTAGGAGATAAAATGTTTACTAAACAAGATGAGGCAAAGCGTATTATAGCTGAACTAAATGGTCGTTTTAGTTTTAGTAGACCTACAGACGGTGTTCCTGGTTTAGATTTAAGAAAACTTAAAGTCAGTAAAGATTATGGGTTTGGTTTAGAGCAAAATTTATATGATAGATGGCAGCAAATTTATTCAGAACTAAAACCTGAAGATGCAATAATAAAATTATATAACCACCCGAAGATACAAAGACTAGGTAATGTGCCTAAAGGTTCTCCAATAAAAGACCTCAGAAAGCTTTCAATAGAATCAGAACTAGGTAAAATAAGAAAGACAGCTTTAGGAAAACTAATAAAAGAGACACCCTTATTGAAAGAACAATATAAGTTAATAAATAAAATTCAAAAAGAAACATCAATAGAAGGTAAGGATGCACCTAGAAAAGTTATGTCACCTGCTTTAGAGGTGCTCACTGACTAAGTGCTTGAACTTTTACAACAAACAAATTAATAATAGATTACCATGCCTAATACATACGTAGACTACACTGGGGATAATACTACTACCTCCTTTGCTTTTCCTTTTCCTTATCTCGATGACACACACGTTGTAGTACAACTTGATACAGTGGCTTTAGCTGGTGGTAAATTTGTAGATCAAACAGTTACTACTCACTACACAATCCAAACTTCTCCTTCTGCTGCTATAATATTTGTTACTGCTCCAGCAACTGGAGACAGGATAAGGATCAAAAGAGATAGTGCTTCTGATACTGCTCTTGTAGACTTTGAGAATGGAAGTGTACTTACTGAGGTAGAACTAGATCGTGCTTACCTTCACAACCTTTATCTTAGTGAAGAGATTGAAGAGGGTAGCGGTAAGAACACGATGACCAAAGATGCTGTTGATGGACACTACGATGCCGATTTAGCCAAGATTAAAAACCTAGCTGATCCTACAAACCCACAAGATGCAGTAACTAAGAACTACGCAGATACTACTTTTGTCGATGTAGCTGGTGACTCGATGACTGGTAACTTGGCTATGGGTGCTAATAAAGTTACTTCCTCTGCTGTTCCTGGTACTGGCAACGATCTTACTAATAAGACTTATGTAGACGGTCAAGACGCACTACAAGTTACTAAGGCAGGTGATTCAATGAGTGGTGCTTTAACACTTCCAGCCACTGATCCTACTAACGGAAATCACGCTGCTAGGAAAAGTTATGTAGACTCTCAAATAGCTGCTACTTTAGCAACAGGCACAGCAGGTGGTCCTATCGATACCGTTAACATCGCTGATGCTGCTATCACTACAGACAAGATCGATGATGACGCTATAACTGCTGACAAGCTTGCTAACACTGCTGTAACTCCAGGCTCTTACACTGCCACCGATCTTACAGTAGACGCACAAGGAAGGATTACAGCTGCTGCTAGTGGTAGTGCTTCTCCTACAGCTGCTCAAGTTAAGACTCTTTACGAGAGCAACGCTAATACTAATGAGTATGATGACGCTGAACAAACTAAGCTTGCAGGTATTGCAGCTGGTGCTCAAGTCAATCCTACTAACACAGACGGTCTTACACAAGGTTCTACTAATCTTTACAACCAAACTCATACAGGTGATGTTACAGGTTCTACTACACTTACGATAGCTGATAACGCTGTCACAGCTGCTAAGATAAGCGATACAGATTCAGTTTTTAGTGTTAACGATAGTACTAATGTGATTGGAGTTGGTGGCACTGTTTCTATTTCTAAAAATGCGAGCGGTGTAATTGATTCTATAACTATATCTAACACTACAGCAGCAGGTGCTAATCAAATAAAATTTAGTTCTCCCAGTAATAGTGTTGACTCAGCTTTTATTCAATTTCAACCAGCATCTAATCAAATGGGTTTTACTATTAGTGACGGTTCGAGTGGTTTTCAATCTCTGGCTTTTAATTCTTCTGGTAACCTTTCAGTTCCTGGCTCTGTTACTGCTAACGGTGTAGTTTTAACTTCAGATCAGACTCTTAAACAAGATATTAATACTTTAAACGAAGCTGAAGGAAGAGTTGCAGTAAGATTAAAAAGTTTAATTAGAAAGTTTAGGTTTATAAAAGAAGTACAAAACGATACCTCTAAAATTCATGTAGGTGTAAATGCACAAGAAGTACAAACAGCTTTTACTGATGAAGGTTTAGACAGTAACGATTATGCTGTAATTGAAACATCTGGTCCTAAGTTAGGAGTTAGATACAACGAGTTATTCGCTTTCATAATCTCAGCTCTTTAAACAATGACTGAATCAGTATCACATTTTCTCGACACTGCTCTAGCTGTTATCCTAGGTGCTATCGGATGGGTTATAAAGAAACTATCAGATCGCTTAGACACAGACGAGAAACGATTAACAAAGATTGAAGTAGAGTTAGCTACGCAACGAGAACGAGATACTGCTGTTGAGAACCGTATGAGTGGTCTTGAAACAACGGTTAAAGAGATTAACGGTAAACTAGATAGAATGATGGAGATATTAATTAAACGATGAAAAAAGGATTATACGCAAACATTAACAGAAGAAGAAAGCTAGGCATTAGTCGTAGCAAGAAGAAGTCTACTATATCACCTAAGTCCTACGCAAATATGAAGCGTGGGTTTAAAAGTAATGAAGCGTAAGTTAAGTATAAAGAAGCCTAAAGGTAAGCGTTTTGTTAAAATAGTTAAAAACCCTAAGACAGGCAGAAAGAATCGCATAGGTTACGGTCAAGCAGGTAAAGCTAAAGATGGAGGCGATAGAATAAGACCTGGTACTGCAAAAGCAAACGCATACTGTAATAGGTCTAATAATATCGAAGGAGATTGGAGGAGTAATCCTAACAGCCCTAATAATTTGAGCCGTGATAAATGGAAGTGTAAAGGGAATAAATCAGTAGCTTAACAATATGAAGACTTTTGAAGAACTAGGTAAATTACAAGGTTATGTAGCAGATACCTACAAATCAGCTATCGATCAGATGCACGAGACTGGTGAGTACAATCCATCACTACTGAACGGTGCTAGG